TCCATATTAATAAATTTTCAATATTAATAAATTTTATCTTTTATAATAAATTTTTAGAATGTACATCTTATTGATACCACAAACGTCAACAAATTCTTAGAGATGAGACTAATCAACACATAACTTTTTAATGGCATGCGCCCCTATGAGGGATAGTCCTGCGGGATAATTGCACCCTAATAGAAAAGAAGGGTTGTGTTGTGCGGTCTCAAATTTTTGAAGGTCTGACCTTGATCCCTTCCCGTGGGTCAAGGATGGAACCTTGATGGGCGTGGTGTTGGTAGAGTGTGTTATGTACCAAGTCTTTGACTTGATGACATACCGAAGCTAGTAACAGTATTGAATGCAGGAGTAACGACCCTGGTTATCATCAGAATTCTGAAGCTAGTTAGGGCTAGGTGATATCAAATCTTCCCCGCGTGTGATTGCCGAGTGTGGAGGTCTCTGGGCTTTGCCAACTAAAAAGGAGACCGTTGAAGCCATAAGGAAAGCTGCGGAGGGGAAATCTAACAAAACCAATATGAATCGAGGGACCATCAATGATGCGAATGATACATGTATAGTTTTTAGATGTAGTGTAGATTATACTATGGAGATATCAATAACCGTCACTAATTTGGAAGATCTTAATGAGTACAGTGACGAGGAAGAGGGGGAGTTCAACCTCACATGGGAACAACCAGACGGCACTTTCGCCGCACAAAAACCAGAGCAACACGACTCCGTGATGGAGTTCGACTCTACTCTGGGCTATCCGGGCGAGGGCCCTGAGATTTTCTCCATGAGGAGAATTGTTGACACTTTCCCTGCACAGATCGATTGGGACAAGAAGCGGATCTGCTGTCTGGAGGAATGCAAAGTGGTTGGGCATTATCATCAGATTAAGCCATCCAAGAAGAAGCCAGCTGATGAGAAGAAGAAGCCACTCACTGGCGCTGCTCTCCGGACAAAACGGAAGGGAAAGCTTTGCACAAAACATGCTATCGGGACTGAATGCGAAAGAGATCACTGCCATTGCAAGGCGCAACTTGAGGTTGGCGACCCAACTCGATTTTTAAATGGAGTTCACAACTCTATTCACGATGATGAAGAAGACAACTTAATTCTTCAACAACAAGATGAGTGGACTGCCTTGTTCAATCAATCAGAGGACGAGGAAGAGGATAAGCTTGAAGAGCCCCCACCCTCTAAGACAGAGACAAAATGGAAAAAGAAAGAAAAGAAGGACTCGTCCCCAGTTCAGTGGACACAAGTCACCGTCAAACTGCCGAATGCAATCGCCACAAACACACCCACATCACAATCATCAACTTCATCTGTCACATCACATTCATTTTCTTCGTCATCTTCATCGACCACGACGTCATCCTCATCATCATCTTCATCTTCCACTTCAGACACATTAATCCCTTCCCAGGGACCACCCACGTTTTGCGTGGAGAATAAAACTGAAGTGAAATATAAAGACTGTGACCCAGATCCGGCTTTTTGCATAAAAGCTCTCTTGGGCATGCAACATCCGCTTGCTCATTGTGTTCTTGAATGGATCCACAGGGATGACGACTACTATGAGTTCTTCTACGGGAATAAGAAGAAGCAACTGAAATGGTACGACGAAAGATTTCTTGATGACGGATATCTATATTATTCTCAGGACGGTAGCTTGCTTCGGACCCCTCAAGGGAACCGAGAAGAGCACGCCGCTATGAAACGTCTCCCTGACCTTCTCAAGGATTACGAGCATAAGGATCCGTCACCTCCCGACGTTGAAACACCCATTGCTCCAGAACAAAAACAAGAAGACGAAAAGAAAGACGAACAAGAAGATGAGAAAAAATATGAAGACGAAGATGAATATGAAGAGGAAGACGTTGTTCCTCCTGGGCCCATCCCGCCCATTCCTGTCCCCCCTGCTATCATCCCTCCTGCGCCTGTGTGTGTTTTTCAACACGCGCCCGTGGCGCCCATTCCAGCTGCTGTTGTTCTTCAACCAGCACAGTGGAGGGGTCTTTTAGCCGGGCGGATTCGAGTGTACCCGGTCCCTCGTGTGAACTGTCAACACCTTTGTGATGCCGATGACATTGCACCACAGCATCTGGTCATTGATCGTTTCGATGCTACTGTCAAGGGCGTTATGATCTTCCAGGAAGGAGGAGTTAATGAAAAAGAGTGGTGGAATGGTTGTTGGCACAGTTTTTGGAGCATTTTTCTTAAAACCAGCACCGAATACACCTACCCTAATACCCAAGGTCTCGAGGGGGTCATACCTGTTGGTTCCCGGACTCGGGATGCCACCGAGGAAATCACTCGTATGGGGTGGACCCGACGGGGCCGATACAACAGGGTTAATCATTTACTTTGTAAAGCCGGGCTCACACAATATCGCTTAGCTAAAGTTTACTCACGATTCGCGCTCCTTCTTCGAGGACAAGCCGAATTGATGAAGATGCATGCTGTCACTGGGGATGGCAAAATTAACTCACGCTACCTGAATGCATTAATCCACAAAGCCGTCAGTTACAAAAAGATGGTAAAACATCTCCGTCGACGACCTCAAGTCTTCGTTGACACAATTTGCTATGTTTTCAATCAGGCTGTTTCCGAAAGATTACATCTCCTAGCCGTTGTCGGCACTAAAAAGGAGCCACGTCCTGAACTTTTTTAGATTCGGGTTGTGTTACTTTTGAAAAAGAGTACCATGGCCCTATGATTCAAAAGACTGTGGATTTCGATGAGACTAGCTGCACTAAGGAGTATCATTACAGTGGAGAGTTCGATTGCCTTGCTGGGCATGAATTCTTCGATGTAAAGACAGGAGTGATTGACTTTGAACCCGCTTCGGCTGGGCGTCCCTCCACTCAACAATGGAACTTGAAAATTGATCACACTTATAGATCACGACTGGGCTTTGGATGTGTTCATCGAGCCGTTATTTATGGTAACACTAATTACAACATTAACTTTGGGATGCGACGCTTGACGTCATTGCGTTTTGCAGAAAGTACAGGAAAGGATGCCCGGTTGGCCAGAAACCAAGCGAGATTCGTTCGGGAGCATGCTCCTGCTCTTTCGAAACTTGCTGACCTGTACGAAAAACACTTTAAAGATTATGATGGGGCTGGGGAGGAGGCCTGGGCACATTCGGCTGACCCCCACATCAAGCGTCTGCTGCGTATGTTTGCTTGGCGGGACCTTGAGGAGTCAGGAGGTGAATTTGACCATTTATGGGTTAAATATGTCACTTACAAAATGAAGAAAGATGAATTTGCTAAGACTGGGAAGTATCCTAGAATGATTGGAGATCTGGGCGTCGCTGCCAGTTTGCAGGGATTTCGTATTACGGAATTTCTTAAACAGGCACAAGCCAAGGAGATCTACCAAGAATTCGGATGTGACTTTGAATTTGTCAAATCCCCGGCAGCCAGGAACTTGGAGAAGACATTTCGATCGTTAATTGAACCTGAGCATCGTGCTCATTTCAGTTATTTTTCTGACGACTCCAGTTTTTCGGTTCGCGACGCTGAAGGAAAAGTTCACACTTTTAATATTGACATTTCCTCTTGTGATTCTTCACATGGAGATGCAATTTTTGAATCCCTTCTCGCCATCCTTCCTGGCAGACTCAAAGACGATATGCAACGACTTCTTGATCAATGTAAACTGCCTATTCGCGTTCATGACGTTAATAGCAAGAATTTCGTCACCCTCCAACCACATCGTTATCGACTCTATTCTGGGTCAACCATCACCACTGCAATCAACAATCTCGCCTCTTTCCTTATTGGATTATCCATTGCCGAATCCGGAGCCACAACAGAAGCCGGGCTTATTGCCGCTGCTGAAAAAGTTGGTTACGTTATCACTTGCAAGGAAAACACCCATTATTCTCAAATCCAATTCCTTAAACATTCTCCAGTTTATGACACGAACAGTGAGCTTCGGGCTCTTCTCAATTTTGGTGTCATGATCAGAAGCAGCGGTGTCTGCCACGGGGATGTTGTCGGACCTAAGGGAATGACGCTCCAAGAGAAGGCTGAGAACTATCAAGCCAATTTCATCCAAGGGTGCTATCCCAAAGCACACACTCCATTCGTTGATTCCATGCGACGAAAAGTTGTCAAGCCTATCACTATCGCTGACCTAGAGTATAAAACCGATCATTCAGACCTAGATCCTCACTTTTTTGTGAGCGACGAGGAAGCCTTCCGACGATACGGACTGGATGACGCCGGCATCGCACAAGTCAAGATTCTTTCCACTTGCAGTTTCGGGGAATTCGTTGCCAACCCTGGACTCAATCGGATTCTGAACATCGACTA